GCTGCCCGAGGACGAGGACGAGGCCCGACAGGACAAGCAGCTGGTGATCGAGGACGAAAACCACAAGGTGGTGCTGGTAGCGCCGCTGACAGACTTTGATGTGGCGTATCTACGCGCCTTAAAACTGGGAAAGGACAATGACAATGAGTGATAAATATATTGATCTGATGATCGTGACCAACGGCAGCGTGTACCGGGCCCCCGGGTTCAGCGATGCACAGCCCGGTTACAAAGCGATGGTGCAAGGCGTCATCCACGATGTGCTGGAGGTGGTGACTGTACCCGTGAGTGAGGCGCTGCTGACGCTGGCCAGGG